CTGCCGTAGCAGCCGCGCTATGCACACACTATGCGACACGCCCGGAAACGGATATAGATATTTTAGTGGGTTGATGCTTGACATTTTGAGAAAATGCGCCCATGGGATTATTTGACCGCAAACGCACTATTGAAGCTGTCGCGCCTATGCGCGGTGCTGACATAGCTGCACAAATTGGGCCAGCTCCGACTCTTGATGCATTTTTTCCATTTGGTGGCGCGGATTATCTTGCAAGCCGTGAAGAAGCAATGAGTGTGCCAGCAATTGCACGCGCAAGAAATATGATTTGCAATTCGATTGCCACAATTCCAATGCTTACACGCGACAAAACAACAGGTCAAGTTATTGATCAACCGGTTGTTATTAATGATCCGGATAAGCGAGTGCCAGGAGCTGCATCTTGGTGTTGGGCGGCTGAGGATTTACTCTTTACGGGTTTTAGTTATTTTCAAATTATGGATTTGTTCGCCGATACCGGGCGCGTTCGCCAAATGTGGCGCGTTGCTCCTAATCGTGTCGGTGTATTTTTAAATTCAATTGGCACGCAAATTGAATATTACACAGTTGATGGATCGCGCGTTCCGATGTCAGGTGTTGGATCGCTTGTTGTGTTTTACGGCAATGATGAAGGTCTGTTAAATAGAGCGGGTCGCACAATTCGCGCCGGTGCAGAGCTGGAAAGAGCTGCTGCAATGTATGCACGCGAACCTGTGCCATCAATGGTTTTAAAATCTAACGGCACAGCATTGCCAGCTGACCGAATTGCAAAATTGCTTGATGCTTGGTCTTCAGCGAGAAGGAACCGCGGAACGGCTTTTTTAAATGCTGATATTTCGATGGAGACAGTTGGCTTTACACCGGAGCAAATTGGCCTCAATGCTGCACGCGAAATCATTGCAACAGAATTAGCCAGAGCCGTTGGCATTCCGGCTTACTTTATTGATGCGCCGACTGGATCATCCATGACCTATGCAAATGCCAGCACGGCGCGTCAAACTTTGTTGGATTTCTCGCTGTTGCCTCTAATGAACAGCATTAGCAGCAGGCTCTCAATGCCAGATTTTACGCCATCAACACAGCGCGTTGAATTTGATTTGAAGGCGTACTTGCGCGGATCAGAAAAAGAGCGTGCAGAGATTTACAAGATTTTGTTCGACATCGGAGCAATCACTACCGATGAAATTAGACAAATGGAGGATATGATCTCATGAAGCTAACAACACCAATGCACATCACGGCAGCTGATTCAGATTCACGCACAATCACCGGGCGCATCGTTGCTTTCAATGAGCACGCAAATGCATCAACCGGCAAGGTTGTTTTTGCCCGTGGATCAATTATGCCAAATGATGTCTTTCTTAATTTAGAGCATGACAACACACGCAGAATTGGTAAGAGCATTGCTATGAGCGTGAATGATAAAGAAATGACAGCGACTTTCAAGATTGCTAACACCACAGCCGGCACCGATGCGCTTACAGAGGCCATGGAAGGCTTACGCGATGGTTTCAGCATTGAATTGGCTGTTGATAATTTTGAGATGCAAAAAGATGGCACCATGAAGGTGCTTAATGGACAGCTGACAGCTGTTGCGCTTGTTACCGAACCAGCCGTGCGATCTGCACGCGTTTCAGAGGTAGCAGCATCAGAAGATTCTGAAACTGAAACAGTTACAGATAACACAAACCCAAATGAAGGAGACAAAGTGGATAACACTACCGAAAATACCGCTCCTGCCGTTGAACCGGTAGCAGCTCCAGCAGTCGAACCCGTACAGGCATCACGACCTGCATATTTCACATCACCACGCTCACCTATTATCAACAAGGTGACATATCTTGAGCATTACCTAAAAGCAAGCATTTTGCATGATGAGGATTCTCGTCAATATGTAAAAGCTGCGGATAACACCACATCAACAGCACCCGGCATGATTCCAACACCACAAAGCACACAGGTTATTAATGCACTTGCAAACGCTGATCGCGGTTGCATCGATGGCATCAGCCGCGAAACTTTAGTTGCAGAAGGCATGACATTTGAGTTGCCTCGTGTAACCGCTGTGCCAAGCGTTGATCAAATTGATGAAAATCAAGCAATTACAGAATCATCACTATCAGCAACATTTCTTTCAGTATCAGTCAAGCCGTTCAAAGGTAGAGCTATCTCAACGGTCGAGCTCATTGACCGCAGCCGGCCTGAGTACCTCACAGCTCTCTTACAAAATCTTGAATTTGCCTATGCAAAAGAAACAGATGAGTTTGCACTTGCAGCAATGCAGGCTGCAGTCACGACCACAACAGCTCAAACAGCAAATTCAGCAACCGGATTCCTTGGATACACATCTAAAGCAGCAGCAGCTGTTTATGGAGCATCGCTTGGATTCGCTCGCTCATTGATCGTTTCACCAACACAATGGGGAAATATCATGGGATACAACGACAATGGAGCACCGCTATACAATGCAGCACAACCTAGCAATCAGGCAGGAAATGTCCGAGGCGATAGCTTGCGCGGTGTCGTTTCACCGGGTCTGAACCTTTATGTTTCACGCTCATTTGGTAACGCTGGCACAACAACAGCCGATGGCGATTCTTCGATGGTAGTTGTAAATCCTGATTCATACACATGGTACGAATCTCCACGCTTTACGCTACGCACGAACATCAACAGCGATGGAACAATTGACATCCTGTACTACGGCTATGGCGCACTAGCTCCAAAGGTGCCAAATGGTGCCCAATTTAATAACCTCCCATAAATAACTTAAAATCGGTAGCGGTCGCTCCCGAACGCTACTGACACGAAAGGAACTGAGATGCCAGCAATAGTCACAGCCGCACAGCTGAGGTCAATTCTTGGTGTCTCAGTTTCTTTGTATAGTGATGCTCAATTGGATTCTTTTATAGATTCGGCTGAGCAAACGATTTTGCCTTTACTTACGCAATACCAATCATCGGTGACTTTTGCCAATGTAAGTGATTCCGTCATTTATTTCACAACAATCCGGCCGAATTATTTTGTGCCGGGGCAATCTGTCATTGTTACCGGGGCCGGAACCTACAATGGCACTTACACAGTCACCGATGATCGTATTGAGCCTTATACTTTTACAGCTGCAACGGCGGCGGCTGATCGCACATACCCATTGCCATTTATCCCAAGCGCATTGGCTACATTGAGCGGATCATCAGCTGCCCAACTTTACGCAAGCACACCGCCTATTGAAAACGCAATTTTGGTCGTTTCGGTTGAAATTTTCCAGAGCATTACAGCTCCCGGCAATCAAATCATGGCAGACAATTTCCAGCCATCACCATTCGTGCTTGGTCGCAGTTTAACTAACAGAGTCGTTGGCCTCTTAGGCCCATTTTTGGATGTTGAGGCAATGTGCCAATGACCATTGAATCAGCCATCCGAACACCATTGCAGACTGCACTTTCAACAATTGCAGCCAATGTGTATAACGGCATTCCCGAGGCAATGACATCTCCAAGCATCTGTTTAATCCCGGATGCACCATATCTTGAAAGCGTTTTAATCAATGGCGCAACAACTAAAGTTAAAGTCAATTTAACTGTCACAGGTGTTGTCGCATATATGAACAACGCAGCAGCTTTGGACAATCTAGAACAATTAATGATTAGCATCATCAGCACAATGCCGAACGGCTATGTTGTCGGCAATGTCAATCAACCACAACCATTGGAAGTTGGCGCGGGCAAATACCTCACAGCCGATTTACAAGTCAGCACCTACTACACCAATTAAGGAGAAATCATGCCAACAACAATCATCACGGGCAGAGACATCACTTTCAGCATTGCTGCTGCAAATTATGATGCTCAAGCCACATCAGCGACATTAACTGTTGATTCAACCATCAACACATATCAGACACTCGATGGCAAGGCGTACTTTACAACCGACACTCAAGGCTCATTTGCCGTTGAAATGTTGGCTGATTGGGGAGCATCAGGATCACTTTGTGAAGCTCTTTGGACAGCTGCAACAAACGCACCAAATACTGGCCTTTCAGTCATATTTGGCGCAGATTCAGGCGCATCATTTGCTTTTGATGTGCAGCCAATTCTGCCATCTGCCGGAGGCACAGCACCAGATGCACAAACTGTTTCGCTTGCATTCACATGCGTAACAACACCAATTTTAACAATCACATAATAGAAAAGGACACGGGAGCATGAAACTACCAATCACAATCGAATACACGGATGGCAATGCTGAAACATACATTGCACATCCAGCAGAATGGGCAAAATGGGAAAACAAGACTGGCAACACGATTGGACAAGCTCAAGACAAAATGGGCGTGTCTGATCTGTTGTTTCTTGCATACCATGCAATGAAAAGAGAAATGGCTGGCAAGCCAGCTAAGCCATTTGAGATTTGGTGCGAGACTGTCGCTGACATAGTTGTTGGTGATGCAAACCCAAAAGCTATAAGTCCGGAAGCATAAATAGGATTCTTTGGGAGGTAGCCATTGCAAGTGGCCAACCTCTTAGCGAATTTAAAACAGCTGAGGATTTATTGACAGCAATTGAGATATTGGAGAAACGAAATGGCTGAGGATGCGGTGGCTTTTGACAAAGCTGAATTGCGATCAATCATTTACGCCTTTAAAGGTATGGATGATGAAGCTGTCACTAAAGCCAAATCTGTGTCGAATGGTCTTGCGACTTATCTGCAAGGCAAAATCATTTCCAAATCTCAAGGCCGCGATAGAGCTTCCAGCCGCATTGCCGAAGGATCGCGAGTGAGCAAATCATCAAAGGTTGGCGAAATGTCATTCGGTTTTGCCTCACAGAAATTTTCAGGCGGTGGCACAACTCAGCAGCTTTGGGGTGGCTACGAATTTGGATCAAACAAATACAGGCAATTTCCAATCTGGTCGGGTCGTGAAGGTCGAGGCTCAAAAGGTTGGTTCATTTATCCAACGCTTAAGGCAGAACAGCCTCAAATTGTTAGCCAATGGGCTGAGGCCTTTTCACAGATTGTGAAGGTGTGGTAAATGGCCGCTCAAGGATCAAGAACACTCAAGCTGTCGTTGCTGGCAGATGTTGCTGAATTTACAAAAGGCATTAAAACGGCCGGTAAAGACACAGAATCAATTGGCGATCAATTTACTGAATTTGGCAAAAAGGCCGCTTTGGCATTTGCTGCTGCTGGAGCTGCAATTGGTGCATTTGCCGTAGAGTCAATCAAAAATGCTGCAGCTGATGAAAAGGCTCAACGGCTTTTAGCTTTGACAATTGAAAACACAACAAATGCCACAGCTGCTCAAATTGCAGGTGTTGAGAAATACATCTCAACGACATCCATTGCAATTGGTGTTACCGATGATGAATTGCGCCCCGCATTTGCAAGATTGACTAGATCAACAAAAGATGTTGAGGATGCTCAGAAATTATTAAATTTGGCTTTGGATATTTCATCAGCTACCGGCAAACCTTTGGAAGCCGTAGCCAATGCCTTAGGCAAAGCCTATGATGGCAATTTGGCCTCATTGGGTCGTTTAGGTTTAGGCATAGATCAATCAATTTTGAAGTCTAAAGATTTTGATTTAGTTTTTAACACGCTGACAGAAACTTTTGGCGGTTTTGCAGAAAATGAGGCCCAAAGTGCCGAAAAGGCTTTTGCTCGTATAAAGATTGCTACCGATGAGGTGCAAGAACAAATTGGCGCGGCATTGCTGCCAGTAATTCAAGAATTAACAGCGTTTATTCTTAGCGATGTTGTGCCTGTTATTCAAAGCTTTGTGGATGGTTTAACTGGTGAAGATAGCCTTAAAGACGGATTGACAGAGTCACAAGAGACAGCAATTGAATGGGGCAAAAAAGTTAGAGGTGTTATTGCGACAGTTATTAGTCTTAAAGATGAATTAATTGCTGTGGCGGCTGTCATTGGCACAGTTTTTGTTGTATCTAAAATTAGTGCGGCTGTTGTTGCCACAATTGCTATAATTAATACTTTGATTAAAGCCTATAATTTGCTAAAGGCATCAGCCATTGTTGCTGGTGTTGCAACGGCGTTTGCCTTAAATCCATTGTTGGGTGTTGGCGCGGTAGCACTAGCTGCTGGTGTTTTGGCTGGAGCAAATGCTTTGGCAAGATCAAGTGACACTAGCGGTGCGGAAACTTTTGCCGTAGGAGGCGCACCCGGAGCAATCAGCGGGAATGTTGGAGGATCAACTGCCGGTGGAGGTGCTGGAGGTGCTGGAGGTGGTGGAGGCGGTGGCGTAGCCACAGCTGTAAAAACAGCTGCAACTGCAACAAAAGCCATTACTGGTGCCTTTACAGATTCTCAAAACGCAGCGCGGTTGGCAGCTGCCGGTGGTGGTGCCTTTACAGATTCTCAAAACGCTGCACGATTAGCTGCCCAAGGTGGAATTACAATAAATGTCAATGCTCCATCAATTATTGATGAGGAGGCATTTAGTCGAGCAACAACCAACGCCTTAAATAACTCGACTTTTAGAGGAACCAACGGCGCATCCAATTTGGTTTATTTATGACAATTTTTAATCCCGTTTGGCGTGTGAAGATTGCCGGTGTTCAATACACAAATTATGTGCTGGCCAATCTTTCAACCACATCCGGGCGCACAAACATTTATGAGCAAGCAAATGCCGGATATGTAAGCCTTGAGCTAATCAATTTGGATCAATCTATTATTGACATTGAAATCAATGATTCTGTAACAATTGAATTGCAAGATTCCACAGCTACATTTGTGCCAATTTTTGGTGGCACAGTTGTGGATTTAGGCATTGGCATAGCTGCATCAGGTGTCATTGGCATCAATCAATTAGTCAGAATTACTGCTGTGGGAGCTTTGGCCAGATTGCCTAAAGCTCTAACGGATGGCGTTTTAACACAAGATTTTGATGGTGATCAGATTTTGACAATTCTTTCAGATTTGCTACTCAACTCATGGAATGAAGTGCCAGCAGCTTTGACATGGGCAACTTATGACCCAGCAACTACATGGGCAAATGCAGAAAACACGGGATTGGGTGAAATTGACACACCCGGCAGTTATGAATTGGCTCAAAGATCATCATCTACAATTGATGTTTATTCATTGGTTTCAGCTTTGGCAACATCGGGATTAGGTTATATCTACGAAAACGCTCAAGGCCAAATTTCATATGCCTCAGCCGATCATCGCTCAATCTATTTGGCAGCTAATGGTTACACGGATGTATCGGCAGCTCAAGCAATAGCCAATTCACTCTTTGTGCAGACTAGAGCTGGTGATATTAGAAACGAAATTGTGTTGAAATATGGCACCAATTCATCAAACGAGGTGACAGACAGCGATGCAGATTCCATTTTGGCTTATGGCAAATTAGCCCAAATCATTACAACAACAGTTAAACATACAGTAGATGCCGAGGATCAGGCAGCGTTTTATTTGACTCTCCGAGCCTACCCACAGGCTAATTTTAATCAAATCACATTTGAACTGACAAACTCAGAAATTGATGATGCTGACCGCGATGCCTTGATTAACATTTTTATGGGCTTACCATTGCGCATCACAGATTTGCCTCTGAACATGGCAGCTGGCACATTTCTTGGATTTGTTGAAGGCTGGTCATGGCGTGCCTCATACAATTCCGTATCTGTAACCGCAATACTTTCTCCGCTGTCGTTTAGCTTGCAAGCCATGCAATGGCAAGATGTATCAGCGTTAGAAGCATGGAACACAATTAGCGGAAGCCTAAATTGGGCTGATGCTTTAATCGTAGCGTAAGGAGGAAATATGAGTAATCCAACAACCCCATTTAGTTGGCAAATGCCCACGGCAACAGATTTGGTCACCGACTTACCTGCCGACTTTGAAGTTTTTGGGCAAGCTGTTGCCACATCAATGGCTGATTTATTAGGTGGCACAACTGGTCAAATTCTGTCGAAAACATCTAATACAAATATGGATTTCACTTGGATCAATAATGATCAAGGTGACATCACAGGAGTAACAGCAGGAACAGGAATAACAGTTACTGATCCAACCGGCCCCGTGCCAACTGTTACAAACGCAATGGCCACAACAATAACGACCGCTGGAGATTTGATTTACGGCACAGGTTCAGGCACTTTCACACGCCGTGGAATTGGTACTGCTGGACAGATTTTGCAAGTCAATTCAGGAGCAACTGCACCAGAGTGGGTCACTAATTCAGCAGGTGGAATGACTTTGCTCAATGCTGGTGGAACCGCTCTTTCAGGTGATACAACTATCAGCTCAATTGCCGGTACTTACAAACATCTTTTCATTACAGTTAGAAATGCAACGGCAAACGTATCTGGCAACAATTGTTTGTTAAGGTTAAATGGAGATAGTGGCGCTAATTATCGTTGGAACAACATTAGAAACATTGGTTCAACAGTAAGCGGCGCAAGTGATTACGCTCAAACTCAGATTCTTACTGGTGCAAGAATGAACTCAACAGCCGGTTTCAATACTTCAATGGATCAAGAAATTTGGGTTTATAACTACACCAGCACGGATAGTATTTCTGTTAGTTATCTTTCCATGTCAAATGATGGAAATACTGCCGGTTCCAACTATGTAGTATTTGGCACAGGTCACGCAAAATATGATTGCACGGCTGCCATTACTTCAATCACAATTGCCGCTACAGACACCTTAAATGCAGGCCGAGTCTATGTATATGGAGTAAGTTAATGAAAAGACCAACAGTTACTAATCATAATCTAGAGACAAATGAAATTGAAACGCGTGAAATGAATGATGCTGAGTTTAGTCAATGGGAAATTGACAAGGCTTATTATCAAGCGCGCGAACAAGCAGAAGCCCAAGCCGAGGCAGCCAAAGAGTCAGCACAGGCAAAGCTTGAAGCGTTAGGTTTGACTGCTAACGATTTGAAGGCACTTGGGTTGTGACATTTCCACAAGGCACATTGCCTCGTTTGATTCAGGTTGCGCTTGCCGAGGTCGGCACAGCTGAAACTGGAGACAACGAGACAAAGTATGGCAAACACATGAAAGCCGACAAGCTGCCATGGTGTGGGTCATTTCTTAATTGGTGCGCAGATCAAGCTGGTGTCAAAGTGCCAAATGTGGTCAGCACTAAAGCCGGAGCCGAAGCGTTTAAGAAAAGCAAGCAATGGCACGAAACACCAAAGATTGGTGATTTTGTGTTTTTCGATTTTATTATTGATGACAAGGTAACAATCAATCACATTGGTTTAGTTATCCGGGCATCAGAAAAGCAAATTGTGACTATCGAAGGCAACACATCAGGCGGTGGGGATCAGCGCAATGGTGGCGAGGTCATGGTGAAATCAAGAACTTTGGGAGCAAGGTCATTTGTTATCGGCTACGGCCGACCAACTTATGGCGCGTTTTCGGGTGATTTGCCCGACCGACCAAAAGGAGAAAAATAATGGATCAAGCAAAAGCACTATTGGCATCATGGGCAAGAAGCTCGGTTGCTGGAATGTTGGCCGTTTATTTTACCGGCAATACGAATCCCAAAGATTTAGCAATGGGCTTAGTCGCTGGATTAGTACCAATGCTTGCGCGTTGGGCCAATCCGAATGATGTGGCATTTGGTAACAAGAAGTGAGTGTAGGCGAATGGACGGCGGTCGGTGGGCTTGTTCTTGCGGTGCTGACTGCCATCTATTCGTCAATGAGATTCATGGTGAAATCGATCATGCGAGAGCTTTCACCGAATGGGGGCAATTCTCTCAAGGATCAAGTCAGCCGAATAGAGTCACGACTAGATCAACTACTCCTTGAGATAGCTTTAAAGAAGTAGCGACACGCCACAATCCACGCGTGATTGTTGAAAATGTCGGCTGTGCCTGTCACTCTCTATTTCGGGAGCTGAGACACGGCTCCCAGAAACGGGAGCAAGAAAATGACATCAGGTGAAATTGGTTTGTTTATATTTATGTTAGTGGCCTGCATTTTATGGGCCATTTGCAGCTATGCGGTGGGATACAAAGAAGGCCACAAAGATGGCTATCAGCGAGGCAAGGCCGTAGGCCGCCATGCATCAGGTCAGGCGGTGCGCTAATGGCGTTCATGGATAACTACGAAGGCAACAAAGAGCGCACAGATCGCTGGATTGCCACATATCCGCAAGGCCGGCTTGAAACGCACATAATCGAATTTAATGCAGAAAAAGGCTATGTGCTTGTTCAAGCTAAAGCATGGCGAAATCAGACAGAGATTGATCCTGCTGGCATTGATTATGCACATGGGTTTCTTGCAGCTTACAGCGACAAAATGAGGCGTTGGATGGTTGAAGATACCTGTACCTCAGCTTTGATGCGCGTTATGGCATTGGTCATGGGTGGCACGGAAAAGGCCACAAAAGAGGTCATGGCATCGGTTAAGACGGAAACACCAGCTGCCGACTATGACTACTGGACAACAAAGCATGGCGATGTGCCAAGCTATAAGACCAAAGAAGAAGCTGAAGAAGCTGATGAAACTGGATGGGCGGTCAATGGCGTGCCAATGTGCTCACATGGATCAATGCGATGGAATCAAAGCAAACCCGATGCACTCAAAGCTTGGGCCGGATACTTTTGCAGCGAGAAAGCAAAAGAAAATCAATGCAAACCTCGTTGGTATGTGCTGACCAGCGATGGCACTTTTAAGCCACAGGTTTAACTATGAGCGATTACATTGAAATTATCCATCCACAGAGCATGACAGCCAAATTGCTGTGCAATGGTGTGCTGGTCGAGGAATACAAAATTGAGCAATGTGACAAATGCTCACAGCTGCGGCGATTTGATAAATTTGGATATCAAAAAGGTTATGACCGCACAGATAATATCATTTGGTTTTGTGGTGAATGCCGATGATAGATCGCATTGAGGAAGTCCAATGCATGATTGCAGCCATATCACATTGCCATGACAAATCAGCCGACCACAGCTCACGCATTGTCAAAAACCTTTCATGGTTTGAGTATGTGGCACAAATGGGCGAATCAATGCTGGCTGAGCTAGTAGTGGCCAAGCGGCTTGGTTATGACTATCAACCTGGCATCACATGGGATAAATCAAAAGCTGATGTGGGCGAACACATTGAGGTCAAATGGTCAGCCAATCCCAACAGCAATTTGTGGATACAGGAAAGCGACCGAGAAGATCGTGACATTGCTGTGTTAGTTACAGGCAACGCACCTAAAATGCACATTGTGGGCTGGATGCCCGTAGCTGTGGCAAAGAAGCCAAGATACAAAAACACCAGCCAAAACAATTGGACTGTGCCACAGGTTAATCTGCAACCCATTGAAACATTGATAAGGAGCAACTATGCACATCCTGCAATTTGATTGCGCAATATGTAAAAAGCTTTATGGAAAGCCTAAGCAACGCTTTGGATTGAAGAAAGGTGCCGAATTGACAGAGCATGAATGGTTTGCTCAATGCATGGGCTGTGGCACATTTGGCATCAAGATTGTGGATGATGCAAGGATTGGGGAGCTAAGCCAATGACTCTTAATGGGATTACAAAAAATGTGTATTCAGATGAATGGCACACAAACCAAGAAACAGTAAATGTGGCTATTCAATTACTAGATCCAAAACCCAACTCAACCATTTTGTGTCCATTTGACTCAGAAAAAAGCTTATTTGTTAAAACTTTGCTCGATTTGGGTCATGAAGTTTTGCATGGAATGACTGACTTTCTGTCATGTATTTACCAATGCGATTACATAATTACAAATCCACCATTTAGTATGAAAGACAAAGTAATTCAACGGGTCTTTGATTATGAAGTTAAAAGTGTGCTGATAATGCCAATTGACGCTATGGGCGGCGTTGCAAGACATCGCATGTATCAAGCAAATGAGTATCCATTGATCTATATGCCAGCTAGACGAATCTCATACTTTGATGAATCTGGTGAGATAAAGAAAGGTTCGAGCTTTCATTCGATAATAATGACACTAAATCATGGTAAAGAATCTGCTATTGAGTGGGGGGTGTTATGAGAAAGTTATCCACAGGAGTTATCAACAGGTGTGCTAAACCTGTGGGACTCGCTCAAGATTACGCTCCTTGCTTGACAGCCTCGGTACGCTCCAGACTTGCAGACGAGCCGGTTTGCCGGATAGCTCGGGCGCAATGTATGGTGCTATTGGCCGTGCTATGTGTAATTGGCATTACACCGGCTAATGCAACGGAAGCTGTTAAACAAAACACATCAATAGATTCATTAAAGCTTTATGCACATTCACGGATCATCAACTACAAAGAGTTTCAATGCTTTAACACATTGATAACCAAGGAAAGCAATTGGAGAGTAGAAGCTATTAATCCCAATGGCAATCACTTTGGCTTAGGCCAAATGCGCAACACTAAGTACCGCAACCTTGATGGGTATCGCATGATTGACTGGACTTTGCGCTACATAAATCACAGATATTCTGGAAAGATTTGCAATGGTGCATTGGCACATTGGCGAAAGCATGGGTGGCATTGATGTCCAGCGGCTGGAAAGGTGGCAGCTCACGGCAATGGCGTAAGATCAGAGAGCTAGTGTTAGCCCGTGATGGCTGTTGCCAGCAATGCGGCCAAAGCGAAGGCCCGATGCACATTGATCATGTGATACCAAAGCGTTTAGGTGGAGGAGATGAATTGTGGAATCTGAGGCAATTGTGCCAAAACTGCAATTTAGCCAAAGGAGGCCGTTTTTTTGATACGGAAGGAACACCCCCGACTCTCCATGGTGTGTTTATACCCCAAAACGAGTCGATAAGTCATGATTAAGGATGAACAGGTCATAGTTGGTAGCGATACGGCTGAACTAGGCTCAGATAGGCTGGAATCGGTTTTTTTGCCGGTAACAGCTCCACGAATCCACTCACCGCTCAATGATTTGCCATCGCGTGGCTTCGAATTAATTGATTTTGCCGACCAGATCATTGAAGGCGGCTTTATGCCATGGCAAAAGTTTTTGGCCGAGCATTCTCTTAAGATAAAACCCGATGGCCGCTATTATCACCCAATTTCGGTCGCGACTGTGGCACGCCAAAATGGCAAGAGTACCTACATGATGGCGAGAATTTTGATGGGTCTTTTCCATTGGCAAGAATCGTTGCAGGTTTCCACAGCTCACCGACTGGTCACATCGCTGGAGCAATTTCGAGCAATTGTGCAAATTGTGGAAAGCCATGATGATCTAGCTAAACGGGTTAAGCGGATTAGGTGGCAACATGGAGCCGAGGAGATAGAAACCTTGGAAGGATCGCGTTTTATCATCAAGGCTGGTGGATCAGCAGCTAGAGGATTATCAAAGCCGGAAAGCATCCACATGGATGAAATCCGAGAGCTGCACGACATGGAGACATTTGCCGCGATGCGATACACCTTGATGGCTGCCAAAAATCCACAGGTCAATTGCTTTTCAACGGCCGGTGATTCTCACAGCATTGTGCTCAACCAATTGCGAGAGCGCGGATTGGCCGCAGCTAGTGGTGCATCAGATGATGTGGGTTATTTTGAATGGTCGGCACCGACTGATGAGATTTCATTGGAAAATGCAGCTTTTGCCAATCCCGGCCTCAACATAACAATTCACCCCGACAATATCCGAGCCGTTTTCAATGATCCTGCTGATGTGGTGCAAACGGAGGTTTTAAATCGTTGGGTGCAGACAATCTCAAGCGTTATTGGAGCCAAAGAATGGCAAGCCTGTGGTGATGAAACTATTGACCTTGATGAAGATAAATTGACATGGATGGCTATTGATATTTCACCGGACAGAAAGCATTGTGCATTAGTCGCGGCTCAAAAGCTTGGATCAGAGAGCTTTGTGGTAAAGCTACTGCACACATGGGAAAACACCATACAGCTAGATGATCGGGCAATTGCCAATGATGCAGCTAGTTATTGCCGAAAATATCCTATTGAGTATTTGCTTTACAGCCGCCGCACATCCGGTGCCGTTGCAGCCAGAATGCAGCCAGCCGGCATTCCAATTCACGATATGGATGCCGATTACCCGCAAGCATGCGATGAGCTTTTGGGCGCAATTAACAGCGGCAGGTTGAAGCACCGGAATCAAAGCTCACTTACTGAGCAGATGCTTTCAGCTGTGCAATTGAGGCGCGGTGATGGCGGTTGGGTTATTGGAAGGCGAGCCAGCCAATCGGCCGTGTGTGCTGCCGTAGCAGCCGCGCTATGCACACACTATGCGACACGCCCGGAAACGGATATAGATATTTTAGTGGGTTGATGCTTGACATTTTGAGAAAATGCGCCCATGGGATTATTTGACCGCAAACGCAC